GTGAGCAGCCGCAGCTCATGCATCATGCGGATGCCGGCCATGCCACCAGGGATGGCATTGAGACCCATAGGCGCCAGCGTGTACTTGGCCACGGCCTCCTCCTCCAGCTCGTAGACCTTGCCCAGAGAGTCGGCAGTGCCGCTGATCTGAATGACGGGATGCATGGCAATGCCTTGCTTCACCAGCTGATGCCACACAGAGTGCAGCAGCGAGCCGGTGTTGGTCTCGGCCTTGTAGCCATGCTCCCGCATTCGGGTGAGGATGTCCCGCTTGGTGATGCCCACGTAACCGTGCTGCAAAGGCTTGACAGAGTCCTCGGTGAATCGCGGATCGTTTGAATCAACTTTGAACCGGATGTGGTAAACGGAGTACTCCTTCAACAGCTCCCGGTCATACGCGTAGTGCAAGGGGATGTCCACGCGCAGGGATATGTACTCGGGATCAATTTGCGTTGGCGTGCCTTGTGGAAAGCGTGAGCCTATGAACATGGCCTGGAGCCGTGAGCTGCCGTCCTGGCCAGTCCGTACGGGGTCAACGACCTTGATCGAGATGATGGCATTGTCATCCTGGGGGTGCCTGGTCATTGCCGCGAGGACGTGAGTCCCCCGGCTCTTCTGAAGCTCCTTTGGATGGCTTTTCAAGGCGTTCTTCAGGACGTCTTCCAGGTACATGGACCTGGCTCCGTCCCCGAAGATAGTCCTGATGTTTTTGAACTTCATCAGAACACCCCGAACCAGATGCCTGTCCCATGTACGCAGCCCACGGGGAAGAAGATGGCTCCGGCGATCAAGAAGCCCCAGGAGGCGGTCTGGAGGCAGGTGATGACGTGCGTGAACCAGGCACAGACCACCCATGCCCCAAGCAAGAAGGGAAATAGTTCGCTCATCGCTCGATCCCTTCTAGGCGGTCAGCCACCAGCTTGGCGTAGCCGGCGATGTCCACCCAGTGGTCGACCTTGTCGGGGTTGCCGTTGACGATACGGGCCATCTTGTGGACGATCATCTCCAGGGCTTCCCACTGGTCGTCGGTGAACGTCTTGCCGTGCTTTTGTGCGTGGTCCGCGAGCAGTCGTTTGATGCCCTGCATCAGCGCAGCGCCGTCCTTGAACTTGCCGTAGTCCACCGCGCGCTGGTTGAGCGTGGCTACAATGTTGCCACCCTCTTGCGTTGCGGTCCAGGTGGCAGGCTCAGGCACGGGCAGCGGCTCAGGCGGCATCCACTTCTTGCCTTTGAGTTTGCGCAGCTCCTGGGCGTAGCGGTCCAGAGGGATGCCCAGCTTCTTGGCAATCATGACCTGACTGGTCGTGAGCACAATCTTGCGCGGGCGGCGCTTACGTGTGGTCTTGGGGGTTTCGGCCGCGTTGGGGTCACGCACTTCAGCACGCAGCTTGTAGATGCGCGAGACGGGTTGGTTGAACTTAGCGGCTGCCTTCTTGACGTCAGCAGTTGGGTGTTTGCGGAAGTGCGCTCGGATTTTGTCGGTAACGGTGGTCATGCTTTTGCCTTTCTAGTTTCAATGATTGCATGTGCTTTGCCCTGACGAAGAACGTGCTGGACGAAGTCATGCGCCTTTTCGATGTCATATACAGTGGCGTTAGCCAACTGCTCCTCATGCACGTCCATCACCAGCTTCAGGGCCTCCCATTGTTTAGCTGTCATGATGAACCGCATGTTCCTTTCGACGCCCTTGCGCGCCAACTCCAGCAGCGCGTTCTGGGCCTCGTTGATTTCCTTCAACCAGTCAGAGCCTAAGCCGTTCGTGGCAAGTGCCTCGGATATGTTGATGGCTCCAATGAGCATGTCGATGTCTTGCTTAGTAGCGTCACCCTTGCGTAATTGCTCCAATGCCTGGCGGTTCTTGATCTGAACGCTCAGGTAGATGCCTGGCAGATCGCGCACAGGTTTTAGGCCTGACAGCACGAAGTCCAGGGGGCTTTGAAGGATCGCGCGGGGGCGGTACTTGCTGCGCTTTCTCATTTCAGTACTACAGCGAACAGGAAAACAACGGCAACTGCTACTAGGGTGCAGTAAGCCATGCCAGCGATGGACAGCAGTGCGGGCTGCGGCTGCCCAAGCAAGGCTGCCTGGATTCGGATGGACTCGTTGGTCATGGGTGTGGGTTTGGGGATGTACGCGCATCCAATCTTCACCTTGCCGGTGTCGATGTACCGAATCTGCGTGGGCCGTGGGCAGATGCGCATGCAGCCTGTGGTGTCGTCTTTGACTAACATCAGAAGGGTGCCTCCTCAACATCCTCAAGCGGATCGCGCTCGGGGGCATTCTGGACATCCTCAGGTGCCAGCTCCATTGGCATCACAAAGCGCTCACCATTCCACTGAGGGAATGGCCAGGGGTACTTGGTAAGTTCAGTCTTCACGCTCTTTCTCCTTTCTGTTGGTGGGCCTTGATCTTAGCAGGTCCAATTCACTTGTCAACTCCTCAACTCTTTTTTCTGCACGAAGCCAGGCTTCACGCCAGAGTCGCTGGTCTTCAAGGGTTTGAGCCGCGTCCAGTAACCTTGGCGCGATTTCCTTGTGTGTCGGGAAGTCCGCCAAATAGCGTAGGAAGTCCGATGTCCGCATTTTTACTCCATGGATGTTTTAGGTACTCTTCGCGCAGCAGGCCGTAGAGGACAAGGTCCTCGCCATCTGGGAATGCTTTGCGCATGCGTCCCTCGTAGATAAATCCCAGGCGCGATACAAAGCGCTGGGCGTTAAGGTTTTCGGCACGGATGAGGCCCGTGACCCGTGGTACTTCAAGCACTCTGAACGGCAGTTCAAAGGAGGCGTTGAAGTAGCTGCGCGACAGCCAGTGGCTCTTGGGCCGCGCTGCGATATGCATGTCGATGTTGGTGCTGGTCCAGGCGGAGAACACGGTGACGGCCACGAACTCGTTGTTGTCGTCGACCAGGCTGATGGCCGCGACGTTGCCTGTCAGGCCGTCGATTCCGATGATCTTTTTGGCCCAGGCCACTGCCTCGTCGGCGCGTTCAAAGCGAAGGATTTTCACGGGTGAAGTGCTCCACGATTTCGTCTTCCAGCAGGAACGTCTGCTCTTCGGACAGGGTTTTGGTGATATCGACCTGGCGAGGCTTTCCGCTGGGGCCCACGATGGTCAGCAAGACCTTGGTGATGTCCAGTTGCGCGGGCAGTTCAACTTCCTCGACCACCATGGGGTCTAGTATTTCAAAAGTGAGTTCGACGGGGAACGTCATCTCGGTCTGATATTTCATCTTGTGCCTTTTGTTTGTTGGCTGCAATGCGCTGCAGGGTTAGGGACTCTTGGTACGCTTTTTCGAATGCGGGCCTGATGAGGTTTCTCAGAACCTCGCTTTTGCTTTGCTTGTAGAACAGGGCCATCTCGCTAAGCATGAAGTACACGTCCTCAGGGGCAGATACAGCCTTGAAGCGTGATCCAGTGCGCTTGGAAGGTGAGGCCCGGGTCTCCTGATGTACGTTCAGTTTCGGTCGACCGTTCTTCTTGGGGCGGCCACGTTTGCGCTTCTTGCGTATGTAGGGCTCCGGGTACGCCGGAACCACTCGTGGTATGTCTGCTTTTCTTCGTGTCATGTATTCTCCTTTCTGCGGAAAAAGCGGCCAGGATCGCGTCCTGGCCAAAGTCCCTCTGAGGCAACTGCTTACCCCAGAGATATTATGCAGCGCTCCCCCAGCTTGTGCCAACCTCAACGTCAACGCGGGAGGGGACTTCCAGGCTCACGGCGTTGGCCATGATGTCGGCAGCCTCGCGCGCCTCGTCTTTGTTCTTGACTGAGAGGGCGATTTCGTCGTGCACCTGCAGCAGCAGGTTAAAGCCGGCCTTGTGCAGGGCCACCATGCCTGCCTTGGTCTGGTCTGCGGCTGACCCCTGGATCAGGCGGTTCAGGCCCTTGTAGGTGCCCGCACGCTTGATCCGTGAGCCGTATTCAATGATGGCCTGCTCGCGCGGCAGCGCCTTGTTCACGCCCCATTCCACGGGCTCCCAAAGCGGGAAGCGGCACTTGCGGCCTAGGAGGGTGCGGATGGAGCCACCAGAAGCCGGGTGCTCGATGCGCTTCATGACAGCGTCCACGGTGCCTTTGAGGAAGGGAACCTTGCTGTGGAAGGTGGCGATGAGCTCGCTGGCCTCATCCAGGGGCAGTTCCAGGCTGTTGGCCAGCTTGGCTTTGCCCATGCCGTACATCAGGCCCAGGCCGATGGTCTTGGCGGCCTTGCGCTTGATGCCGGCCAGGTCGGCGACCATCTGGTGGAAGTCGGTATCGGGGTTTTCCCTATATGCTCTGGCCATCTTCTCGGCACCAGGCAGGTCCAGCAATGTGGCATAGTGGACCAGCAATCGCGGTTCTTGCGAGGAGAAGTCGTTTGCCGCCCAAAGGTCGCCCTCCTCCGGCAAGAAGAGGCCGCGCACCATGGGGCCGATCACTTCGTGCCTGGCGGGCACTTGCTGCAGGTTGGGGTTGCTGGCTGAGAGGCGTCCGGTGACCGTGCCGCCATCCTCGTTGCGCATCTGGTTGAAGTGGGTATGGATGCGCCCGTCCTTCGCGCTGTGGCGCAAGTAGGGCTCCAGGAATGTGCCGTGGGTCTTGTTCAGCTCACGGGCCTCCAAAATCATCTTAGCCATGGGGTGCTCATGCGTGTCCAGGAAGCTCTTTGTAAAGCTCGGAGCGCCGGCAGCGGTCTTGGGATAGGGGATGGCCAGGCGGTCGAACGCAGCGGCGATGGACTGCGCTGCCCAGATATCCACCTGCACGCCGGCCTGGCTCTTCAGATACTTCAGGATTTCAGCTTCCTTCTTGCGCATCTCAGCCATATGCTGCTCGCACTTGGCGCGGTCGAAGTTGATGCCCTTCAAGGTAATGTCCACCAGCACCGGCAGCACCTCGGTCTCCAGCTTGAAGATGGATTCCACCTCGTCACTGCGCATGAGCGCTTTAAGGTGATGCCACAGCTTCAAGGTTAGGGCTGCGTCCTGTTCAGCGTAGTCGCCCACATGCATAGCGGGCAGCTTCCACAATTCCTTTTTAGGGTGCACGCCGAAGTCGGATGCCGATTCCTTCAATCCCTGTTCGCTCTTGATCTCCTTGAGGTAGTCAAAGCCCAGGCTGTTAAGCGCGTAGCTGAAGCGGTTCTCGTCCAGCACAGGCGCCGCCAGCATGGTGTCGTAGATTGTGCCGTTTACCGTGAAGCCGGTGGCTCTGAGCCAGCCGAGGTCGTAGGCGGCGTTGTGCATGATTTTGTCAGCCGGCGTCGCAAGGACATCGGCCACCCATCGCTCCACAATCCGACGATCAAGGTTGCCGCCGCCGCCATGAGCAACAGGGTAATAGCCTGCCCATCCGTCAACGGCAATAGCATATCCAACAATGTAGCCGTCATTACGAGGCCAGCCTGGGCCCAGGGATTCCATGTTGGGGTCGCAGGTTTCGAGGTCAATTGCAATCTCCTTGGCTTCACTGAGGTTGGGGAATGACTGAGGAGGGAGCCACTCAGAGATTCTAGGAAACATCGACAGAGTCTTGTTATCTCGCTTCATAGTCTGAAGCCTTTCTGCTCATTCTTGGGTAGGACAACATGCAGTGTTTGCTTGGCGCGGGTGATGCCCACGTACAGCAGACGGTTGATGTCGTCGGAGTTCTTGTCGTAGTCCTTGGCAAACTTGGTGGACAGGTCCGTGAGCAGCAGTACGTTGTCCGCCTCCCCGCCCTTGGCGCCGTGGATGGTGGACAGTTTGATGGGCACGTGGCCCGTGAGCCGTGTGTTGCGGCGCAGGAGCGAGATGAGGTAGTCACGACGCTCTTCGCTGATCTTGGTCAGTGCCTTGTGCCAGATTTCTGTGGAAAGAAGTCCGTGCTTTTCTTTCAGCAGGTCGAGCGTATAGCTGATGGTTGTGTCGGCCGTGCGCAGCATCTTGTGGCCGTGCTTGATGAAGCTGCTGTCCAGGTACTTGTAGATGTGCTTGACGACCGGGTATGGCACATCACCGCCCTTGCGCAGCTTCTCCCAGCCCAGGACGGCCATCAACACGGCTTCGCTGACGCTGCGCTGTCCGTGACGCTCGAACAGCAGGCCTTGGCTTTTGATCCAGTCGTGCATGTCGGTGAGCATGTAATTGGTGCTGGCCAGGATGAGCCAGTTGCCGTGCGTGATGTCGACCTGCTGGAAGTCGTTGTAGTAGTTGATGCTGCCCGTCTCTTCGCGCGCCTTCCAGACCTTGGGCTGGCGGTGCTTGATGCGGGTGACTATGCGGTTGGCTAGGGCGTGGATTTTGGCGGGGACTCGGTAGGATTGCTCAAGGACTTTGACATCACCCGTAAACCCCAGGAAGCTGCCGACGTCTGCTCCGGCCCAGGTGTAGACAGCCTGGTCGTCGTCGCCTGCCAAAAAGCAGCGCTGGGCTCGCAACGCGAGTTGCTCGACCAGCCTCCATTGCAAACGTGAGAGGTCCTGTGCCTCGTCAATGATCAGCACCTCTAGGTTGGGCAGGCGCCCGGGGTCCATCAGCACTTGCTCAAGCAGGTCCGTGAAGTCCAGCAGGCTGCGGCTGGTCTTGTAGTGTCGGTATGCACGCTCGACGTATTCGAAGTGAAACCACTCGATCTCCATCTGCGACTGGTTGTAGTGGGTACGCAGGTCCAGGCCCTTGATCCGTGCAATGTTGATCTCGTTAAGGATCGGGTTGTCGGCCTTCACTGCAAACTCTTCCTCGCCGTTCTCAACAGCCAGCTCGATGCCGGCCTCCAGGGCGAACTCTTTGTAGTGCTCGGGGGACATCATGTCTTTGGTGCTGATGCCAAGGCACCGGTAGGCCAGGCTGTGTAGCGTTCTGAACCAGGGGAAGTCCGTCTCGGGTTTGAGGTGCGGGAACTTCTGAATGGCCCGGTCGCGCGCTTCGGTGGCCGCCTTCTTGGTGAAGGCGAAGTAGCCGATCTTGGTAGGGTGGACCTGCTTTTCCAGCTCGATCTCAACGACACCCAACAGGAATGTCGTCTTGCCCGAGCCAGGAGGTCCGAAGACTTTTGTAATATTCACTCTTCTGCTCTCCATTCGTCCTGGGTCCATACCAGCACAGGCGTGCCGTCCCCCACATAGGCGCCTTCGATGTTGAACTCGATGAACTCGCGCGCTTGCTCGGCAGTCATGCCATCGCGCTTTATCAGGTTCTCGCGAATCTTTTCAGCGTCGTACACCAAAATGTCGCAGAGGCCATTGTTTCGCCAGACCATCGCAGGGCCAATGATTGCGTTGTCGTGATCGTCAATTTTTAACATCAGAAGGGACTCCTCTGGGTGCGTTGTTCTGGGGTGTCGAAAGGTGCGTCTTGGCGGCTGAACCGGGGGATGCGCCAGCAGCGTGCCGCTCGGTTCTTCAAGAAGAGGCTTATGGGTTCTCCGCCCAAGTCACGAATGCGCTGGGCCATCTTGGGGGCGGTCATGCCCTTGAAGTTGTTGCGTGCCAGGTGCGCTTCCAGGTCCTTCATGCGGAAGTAAGTCTTGGCCTCGTCCTCATCCGTCCAGGGGCGGCCCATGAGGATTTCGTCACGGTCCATTGCTTGCTGCAGGTGCGTGCAAAACTCTTCGAGCAGATCGTTGAAACGGCCGGTGATGCTGGTGTCTTCGCTGGCTTCGGTGATTTGCTCTGTCTCTACCATTTCCTTGAGCAGCGCATTGAGCAATTGCTCCCAGTCTTGCTTGCGCAATGTGGGCGGCAGCAGATTGAGCTTCTCAACACAGGCCTTTTGGAATGCAGCCTGGGCAAAGAGGCTCTCAGTATCAAGCTCGATGCGTTTGCCGTTGATGTCGAGGAACCACAGCGGCGGTTCGCTGTTGTACTTGGACAGTGACGACATCTGCGGCGCATCTGGCCCGTGGGCCCCGATCCCGTGTTTGCGGGTCCTGCACAGCCCGCTGTTGCAAAAGCTGTTGAGCGGCGCGTCCTTGCACTTGTAGCGGTAGTCTTTCTTGTGCAGCTGCTTGATGATGATTTGCAGCTCGTTGTTAGGCAGTGGCGGGGCCACGTACTTGAAGTTGTGCTCGGACAGTGCGTTGTCCCAGTTCACCGGGTGCACCTTCTTGAGGTAGATGCCGATGTTAAAGAGAGCATTGTTCCGTGTGCCTTCTGGCACGCCTTGGGAGCACAGGGCTTGCAGACAGGGTGGGCCGTCCTTGATTGGATGGTCTGGCTGCTTGGGCTCCTCTGGAAACTTGAGCTCTGTGGGCTGCACCCACTGGTCGTACAGGCCATAGAACTCTTCCAGCGTTGCTGCCGTGCCATCGTCCTTGATGGCATAGCGCATTGTCTGGTCACCACCGAAGTACGGCAGATTGAGGAAGTTGCCCGTGTCGCCACGGTCAACCAGGATTTCAGCTTGCTTGGGAAATATCTCTCGGCCGGCTTCGCCCAGGAGGGCTGCACCGGCCTTGAGAAACCGCTGCATTTCAGCGGCGGGGATGGGTTCTTTGACAAACAGGAAGACGTGCGCGCCACCTGACTTGCTGCGACACACGACCATTGGCAGCTCAAGGCTGCGCACTTTCTTTATGAGGCCCGTGTGGTCCAGTGGATACTGGTCAATGTCAATACAGCCCCAGATGCAGGTGTTATCCGCCCGGATCGGGATAATTCCCAGACTCGGCTCAGCACCTTCCAGGTGTTTGACCCACAGGTCGTCAGTCGGTGGCTTGCGCACCACGACGGCCTTACCTGCCTGCTTTCCGTCCCCTCGTGAGGATTCGATTTTGTATGTTCCATAGGCGATGTCCAGGCCGGAAAAGATCGCTTTGAACCTGGTGATGTCGGTCATTTCTTCTTTCTAATGAAGGTGGGGCCTACTCATGCAAGACGGGGCGCCCGTGTATCGCCTCCCAGGAGCTACCTGGAGTGACTCAACTATCAGTTCGCCTCGCACTTTCGGCCCCGAAAATCAGAAGGGAGCGGGTCCGTTGCCGGGAGCACCAGCCTCGCTTTCGTGTTTTACTTTGACATCACCCGCACCGACCGACTGTGCAAATGACTTGGCAGCGATATAGATGTCCGCACTAGAGACGTCACCAATGCGCTGAATCTCCCAACCAAACCACTTGCCCTTGTCGTTGGACTCGGCCACAGTGGTCAGGCTGTACATCTGGCTGAACATCGGAGGGGTGAACAGGCCGTTCTTACCCGTCATCTTGACGCTTTGCATCATGCTGTTCCACTTGCGGCTCTTCTTGAGCTGCGTGGACTTCATGGTAATCAGCGCCGGCTCGGGAACACCGTCTGCATTGACCAACATCACGTAGTAATTCGCGGTGTTCTCAATGTAGTTGCCGTTGTCCAGGTAATCCTTGTTGTCGCCAGGCTCTTTGTGAGTCTGCGACAGGATGTCGCTGGTTGCCGGGTAGATGTGCACGGGTGCACCGCTGCCCTGGCCGCGAGGGGCCCATTCGATGTATTGACGCACGTAGGCGCACGGGACGACCGTGACGCCCTTCTTGCCGTCGTAGAGCTCACCCGTCACCGAGTTGAGGATCATGCCCGGCAGTGCGCCGTCCACTTCCCCTACCTCAGGGCTGGTGCTGGTCAGCAGGCGCAGGAAAGGCAGTGCGTAGTCCTCCTGCGTCATGCCGTCAAAGCCGGCGTTAGCGTCCTGTTCCAGGTCGCTCATGATTGCCAATGCAGAGTTGGTCTTCTGTTCTGC